AGAGAAGAAAAATAAATCCTACCGTCCCTTGCCGTTATTTCTTCTACCTTTTCCATAGGCAGATAAGACATAGCAAGTTCGCTTATAACAATGTTTGCGCAACGTGTTAAATCGTTTATTATACAATTTATGTCGCTATTTATTTGCTCGCAATCAAGTCCCTCAAGTGCATTTATAACCCTTTCTCTGCCAAGATAAGTCGCAGTAATTTTTAATACATCCTTTATAGTCATAATTCCCCCTAAATTTTACGCCGAGCTTTCGGCTCGGCGTTTTTGCTTTAGTGATTGTTTAATTTTTGGCTCTGAACAACGTTTTTTTGTTAGAGCCTTATGTTTTAGCCTTTATAAATAAAACGCTAAATTATTCTTCTTGTATTCCTGAAATCATACCCTGACCAAAAGGACGAGCGCAAATAATATCAGCATACTTAACAAGCGTAGCCGTGTAAACGGGTTTGCCCGCAACCTGCTTCAATACCTTTCCGTCCTCGCCTTCAAGCCACTGCCAATCGCAAAGCTGATGTAGTGTAAAGTCAGAGGTATTTAGTAAATACATAGTTCCCTCAGGGCAAAATCTATCTGCAACAATGGGAATACCGTTATAGCTCATAGCCGTATAGCCACCGGATAATTCCATAGTTTCAATCGCTCTTTTATTTTGAGCAAACAATTTTTGAATAGCCCTTCTTACGCCCCACGAACAAACAATAAAGTTTACCTTGCCGTTACTTTGCTCTTCAATCTCGTCGAGCGCCGTTTGAATTGTCATTTCGCTAATTTCGCCTGCGTCCTTTTTTACGTAAGGCTTTAACCAAGCGTGAGTGTTTTTATTTAAACCGTAAAGAGTTTCGTTGTCGCCAAAAATTGCCTTAAGACCTGTTATTTCGTTGTTATAAGAACCTTGCATACAGATAAATGCGCCCTCTAAGGAAGCGTCCTCACTTACTGCTGAAGAAATTGTAATGGTCTTTTCCTTTCTGTTGACGGCTAAAATCTTCTTTCCTTCGCCGTTATTAATAATAACCCCGTCCTCATCTCTAAAATCAATTACCATTCCTTCAAGAAGATTTTTAACAGAATCTAAAATTACCGTTTTACCTTCCACCGATTGAACGTAAGCAAGCTTTCCAGAGCCGTCGCCAAAAAGCATTCTGCCAAAGTTAAAGCTACTTGCTTTCAAAAGTCCGTCCATTTCCGCATTTAAAAGGCTAACGAATGCGCCGGAATTATTTTCCGAAGCTCTAATTGCCTTGTCTGAAATTTCAATAGTGCCGTAAAGATTTTTTAACGTTACGACAAACTGCTCGTAATTATTGCCCACTGCGTCAGGAAGGTCTCCGTCCTCAGTGCCTGCACCGATACCACCGTTCATTCCGTAAACGGCGAGTTTTCTAACCTCTTTGCCCCAAACGTCGTCCGTGCTTGACTGAATTGCTGAAAGCAAAGGATTTGCCTTAAAATTAAGCTGTTCTGTAACAGCGTCAAGATATAATGATTTAAGCGCCTTGTCGGCGTTAGTTAATGTAATAGCCATATTTTCTCCTTGATGTTATAAAATTTCTTTTGCAAGTATTCCCGCTTCACGAATACTTTTGGGCTTGTTTTTCGGTGCCTTTACGCCGACACCGTCGTTACCCATTAGGATAACGTTTTGCCCGTTAGATAAAACGTCTTTAAGGTAGCCTTTTAGGATTTCTTGCTTGTCCTTTTCGGTTATACCTTGTACGCTTTTTTGCGGTTCCCCCTCGTTAGCCGGAGCGTTAACTTTTTCGGCGTTTATTTTCCCCTCCAATTCTTTTATTTTCTGACAGCGTTTGGTAAACTCAGACTGTAAAGAATTGTACGCATTAAGAAGTGCGTTTACGTCCTTAAATTTTTCAGGAAGAACGCTTAAAGCTTCCGTCGCACCGTCATCTTTTATCGCCTCTGCGGGTTGTGCCGACTCTAAAAGTTCTTCCCCCATAATTTGATTATCCATTTCTTAATCCTCCTTATTTTTCCGCTTATTGCGGTTTGATTTTTTCTTCGTGTGCTTTTATGTGAGCAAAAAATCTTTGCTTTTCATCACTTTTTAAATTTTCATATTCACTTAAAACGTATCTTTTGTGTTCGGATATATGTATATCGTGGTCGTCTATAATCTCGACCGACAAATCCTCTTTTTTCAAAATAGCGTTCTCTTCAACTGCCCTTTCTTCTTGCAAAATTGAAAACCCCTTCTGCTCGTCCAAATCGTTATACCCTAAAAGCTCTAAAACCTTTTCTCTAACAGACGGCTTAAGCCTTTTTTCGCTATCAAATAAAAGCCCGCTTTCATAAAGCTTTAATATCATTTCCTTTTTTTGCTTTTCAGTATATCTTAGCTCGTTTTCACTTGCTAAGCTAACACTGTCGAAATCAAGGTCGCCCTTAGCAACGTAGTTGATTTTTATCTTGCCCGTTTTAGTTTTGGTCTTTACGGCTTTTACGCTACCTATATATGCTGAATAAAGTCGCAGTGTCTGTACAGCCACGGATAAATATGCTTCCCTAATCCTTTCTGCAACCATAGTTAATCTTTCGTTATCCTGTTCTACTAATATTTCAAGCGCAGTTCCGCTCGATACTTTTGAGTTTTGAGAGCTTGAAACAACGTCGCTCACACCGCTTATTATTACAAACTCGTTCAAAAGCTTGTCCTCTTCCTCGTTAAACGAAGTAGGCATATCGTTTTTTTCCATCATCTCTGGCGGAGTTGAGCCTTGTCTATAAACTAAAACCTTGCCCGGCTCTAACCCATCGGACGCAAGGTCGTCTACGTCAATAGAGCCGTCCTCTACGGTCATAACGCCAAGCGATAGCCTATTTAAAAACTCGTGTTTTCTGTTTTTAACCGCATTAAACGCCCTTTGAACAGGAATAAGCCTTTCTATTATACTTTTACCAAAGAAACTGCCGGGTAAAACACAACACTCTTGCTTAACAAACGGGAAAATTCTTTCCCCATTTTTGCCATTTATATATGGCAGTTCTCCATAGTAAAGCAGTTTTTCACCTGCAACAATTATCATTCTACCACAAGGAAATTCCACGCTCGGTCTTTCATATTTTTCTATTAATAGCGCACTGTTTTTAGTGTTTTTCAAGACGTTATTCGGAGAAATTGATATGCTTTTATTAAGATAAATAGACTCGATATCTTCTTTCTCAACGCTAACGCCATACACCTCTTCTATCTTTGAAACGTCAACGGCTTTTGCGTGAATAATGCTTTTTAGATTTTCAATTTTTTCCACACCTAAATCATCAGGATATATCTCAAACGGTGAAACGGCGCAAATTTCAACATCCCCTTCGAATATTGATTTATCCTCTGTTTGACCTATTTTACTTCCCCCGTTTACATTCCAGATGATTTTATAAAAACCTGTCCCACAGCTTTCACTCCAAGCCGTAACGCTTCTTACAACGTCCCCTATTTGACATTTTGAAAAGGCTTCTTGAAGAAGCTTTTCTGCTTTTTTTGCGTTAGCCGAGTCCTTATCGTCCTCGGTTTTTGGGATAACCGATATAACCGGTCTAACTCTATTAAATTTTGCAAGACGTGATTCGATAATAGGTGCAATATGATTATAGACGTTTTTACTTTGCCAGAAAAACGTTTTGTCCTCATCTACTATGTCGCCCCTCAAATTTATATCGCAATATTGCTCACCAGATAAAAACTTTAAGTTTAGCTCCCATTGTCTTTCGGTAAAAAGCCTTTGTCTTTGCCTTAATAAAAAGTCTTCCTTTACCGAAGCAACCACCTCTTTTTCCCATCTTTCACGTTGCTTTTGCTCTGTAAAAATTTTTTCTTCCATATTAGGTTTTACTCCTATTCTTTTGTTTTCTCGCCCTCTAACAGTATTTTAAGTAGTCTATTTTTTTCAATTTCCAACTCTTCATCAGTCATATCCTTAGGTATTTTTTCGTTATCCAATAAAATTTTTAATGCAGTCATATCGGGCGGAACGTTCTTTTTTGTTATCTTTTTTTTATTAAGTTTTATTTCGCCCCCATCATCAACGTATTCTTCTATAATCTCTACCGAATCGTATCCAATGGCTTTTTTTATTAGGGCTTTATTTAATTTTTCTTTTGTTTTTTCATTACCGTCTTTTTGCATTGTTCAACTTCCTGATAAGCCTTTCTTTATCTTTTTGAATAACCGTTTTCTCATCGGGTTTCTTTACGTTATAAGGCTTTCTCATTAGATAGTAACGTAGTGCGTCTAAAAGATGGTCGTCGTATTTTTTCGGGGTATCTCCGTCCTTCCACCAATAGCTTTTTAGCTCTCTTATAAGGTTTACGCAGTTCTTAAAAATGAATAGCTTTTTTCTACCTGTTTCCTTATTTAAATACTGTTTTACCCTTTGAATGCCACTAAATAAATCTTTATTTACAAATGGGGACGCCAATATGCCCTGTTCATAAAAAAGCTCCGTTACGCTTTTAATTGACGACATTGTTTTTTGATTTGCAGCGGAGTCGATAATGGCTTCTATTTTTCCATCAACTCTATGCTTCCAATTTAACTTTTTACATATATTTTTTATCACGTTTGAATGGTAAAAAACGTCTTTTTTAGCCTCGAAATGCTCGGCTATAGCATATACGTTATCGTCGTAGTCAACTGCAAACCACAATGCGCCTAAGGGATTATTTAAACCTGGGTCGATAGATATTAAATCCTGCCAATCGATAGGCACGTCAAACGGCTCTATCACGTGAAAATTCTCATCAAACTCAGGGTATACAAGCCCTGTATTTTCCTTAAATCTACCGTATCTTCGGCTTTCAAGCTCGCTCTTAGATAGACTCTCTGTTAAAAGCTCAATTTCCTCGCTATCTAAAAAAGGGTTATCGCCCCACTCCATAAACTCATACCAAACCTCTTTTGAGTTGTTTTTATTTAGATATATTTCATCATAGATAAAGGTTAAGCCTTTAAGTGGAGTCATTGTGCCGAAAATTTCGCCCTTTTTATCAAGCACTCGCATTCGGCACTCGTCGTAAATATCTTTTGGCGGTTCTTCATCAAACCAAACAAAGTCGAGCGAACTTCCTTGAAACTTTTCTCTGCCTTGGTCGCAAGATTTAAAGCCGATAGTGGATATTCCCCCAAACACGTTTTTTACTTTTATTTGGTCAATAATGCCGTATTCTGCACTTTCTTTTTTACCTGATATCATAGTTATATCGCTTATCCAAGAAGGCTCTAAATAATATAAAACCTTGCTTTGCGCTACGTCTCTTTGAACCTGCGTTGAAACTGAAACAACCCAACCAAACACGCCGTTTTTGTTTTTCTTATACGGATGAATACCCCGTGCAAGATACACCGCCTCCACCGCACCACATTCGGTTTTTCCACTTCTATTTCCGCCAAAAACCCACCTGTTTCTTTTTTGGCATTTATGAAATGCAAGCTGTTTTTCGTGAATCTTTTCCCCTGTGTTATATTTATCTAAAGTACAAATGACCTTTCTTCTTTTTTGCTCTTTTTCTATTTCTAAAATCCTTTCAATTAAATCCCTCATAACTTGCCCCGATTTCACCGACATAATATAACAGTTTTTTATTTTTACTACCCCTTACTGACAGTAAAATTATATTTTTATAAAAAATTTTTATAAAGGATAAAAACACTCTCTTCACGATAAAAAGCAAATATAAAAACGCCTGTTTTGCGTTTTTACAAAACAGGCGTTTTTCTATTTAATTATCTTATTTAGTTATTTTATTTCAGTTAAACTTAGATTGTCAATTCCAAAAGGAATTAAGTGATAACTATCCACGTAATGTTCGCAATTAAAGTTATCCCACGAACCACGCAGTGTAAAGTGGAACGGTGCAAAATCGCTAAGATTTTCCTGTCCTTTAAAGTGGAAAGGACCAAAAGTGTTTTTGAGTGAAGATATAAGTTTTATCTCTACCTGGTTTTCCTTGCCTTTATTTAGGGGAATCATAATATTGCTTCCCGCCCAAATATTGCCTATATACTCTCCGTTAACCGTAACCCTTACAGAGAAGAATTTGCCACTTGCGTTTAGATATGCATGCTTTGAGGTAGGCTTAACTGTAAACTTATAAGTTATACCACCAGAAAAATGAACAAGTCCGTTTTCCGTTAGGTTACTAAATGCGTTAGGCGCTACAAACGGAGTGATTTCTCTATTCATATTTACGGAAAAATCGCCGAGAATATAGACATTTTCTATCTTAGTATCATACCATAAACAGTTCCTTACGCTCTCTGTTGCAAGTGGGTCGAAAAGCGCCCAATAAACGTGTTCACGTTCATAAAAATCAAGCTCGGTAACGTATTCGTTAACACCGTCTTTTATATACGCACTAATATCAGCCTCTTCAAACTTAAAGTCAAAATCGCTCTTTATAAATTCTATATTAGCACCGTTAAACGTTGAACTTAAATATGTTTCCGTTTCCCTTCTTAAAATTGCCTTACCTTGATATCCGTTAGATACTATGAAAGAATATTTTATAAACACCCTTCCTTTAAATCTATCCTTTAAGAACTTATCAAACACGGCGCAAATTGGATATTCTTTAGAATAATTTACTCCGTCCGTACTAAAGGAGATTGTATCCAAGGTCAAAACGTTTTTATCTATCGAAACAAACTCTAAATCCTTGATTTCAACGGTTTTTGTTGTTTTTATTGGCTTTTTGCCTTTACCTTTAGGGGTTAAAATAATACTTTCGCCCTTGGCTAAAACAAATTCTT